ATAATAAAGTTCATGCTTTGTATCATCTTTCATTTCCCAATATGGAAAAGCTAAAGCAGTTGATCCTTTAATCCAGTAAGCATGAGTCATATTTTGATTTAAAGCAAAAAACAAGGTTTTAGGCACTTCTAGCATATGTTTTTTACGAACTGGCACATGAATAGTATCAAAAGGGCAATACGGATTCCATTGCCTTACCTCAACTTCAGCAAATCCTATGGGATTATCCCCTTTGTGAATGATGAGGTCTGTGCCATAAATATCAGGATTATCTAAAGCTGTAAAACCCCATTTCATAGAAATCCATTCAGCTACCGCAGCTCTAGCTGGAGGATCGTACTTGTCATGAAGGGCCTGATCAAACTTTTTTATCTTCACCAGCAATATCCTGTAGTTTTAAAGCCATTTCTACTAAATCGGTAGCAATTTGATAGGCTCTTTGCTTATCTTGCTTAAGCATTGCATCGTAATACCCATTTAAAAGCTTTTTGGATACTAAAAAAGGTAAGCTAAAGTCTTTCATTTACATATTTCCTTGTCTGCGATTTGAGGATAAAGTGCGCCAAATATCAATAATTCTAATTTCATGATTTCTTTGATTGTCGATTAATTTGAAATCTTTAAAAGCTTGAATATGGTCTAAAACTGCTTGATTGTATTTAAGGCTCGCCTTGGCTTTTGCTTCTCTTTCGGCTACTGTGCCATCAGCCAACAAAAACTCATGCGCCTGAGCTTGTTTAATGCCTTCCTCAAGCCTTTTTACCTCACCACCTAAGTCTGCATGATTTTTATCTGTATCGGAAAGAAAAATTAAAGCTTCTTCTACCCTATTTTCTGTTAATTGTTCAAGATTCATTTCCATTCTCCATATTGATCAGCCCTATTTCCTTTAATCCATTGATCCTCAAAATCTCTTATTAATTTCCAATCCAACTTATGTTTTCGTATATATTCCCTAAAAGCCTTTAAACCCCATTGTTTGCGCCACATTATGAGTTGGCGAACAGCGCATTGGTGGCGATGCTTTTGCTCATTCATCTAATCGTTTTTTAAGCAATTTCCATGCGGTTGCTGCACAAAGTGGCACTTGTCCATTTCCAATGGCTTTAAGTTTGTCCACCCTGGCGGCCACCCCATCAGCCACTCTACCCATGTTGGGTTCAGATTTCCACCAACAATGTTCGGCAGTTGCTCTCCATAATTTTGTGTTTTCCCTGATGCAGAAACTCTTTTCCCAGTTTTTACTGCTCCTTTGTAATCTCTTGCTGCTGGAGTTGGAAAATTCTTCTGCTCTTTCAACACCATTGCAGTTAATCCATTCTGATGATTTTCTCTTATCGTAAGGTTTGCTTTGTGTTCCGAGCTTAGTGGAGTAGGCCAATGTTTCATGTTGCTCACCTGATCTCTGAGATTTGCTGGTTTGCTTCTGTTCGGCCTTGCTACTGTTGCCTCCCTCAACAAAGCCATTTCTGATTTTGGTGGCAGTTTGTCCATTGTTGTTGGGGTAGCCCATGTTTCTTGCAACAATCCAAATTCTATCTCGTTTGTGGTTTGCGCCAACATCGGCTGCCGATAACACTCCCCATTCCGCATCGAACCCCAGCGAGGCCAAATCTCCAAGGACTGTTCCAAGTCCTCTATTAGTGAGCATTGGGCTGTTTTCCACAAAAGCGTATTGGGGTCGTACTTCGCCAATAATTCTCGCCATATGTTTCCACATTGAACTTCGGCTTCCAGTAATCCCCCCCCCCTTTGCCTGCTGTTGAGATATCTTGGCATGGAAATCCTCCTGATACAACATCAACAATTCCTTGCCAAGGTTTTCCGTCAAAGGTTTGAACATCATCCCAAATCGGAAAAGGCAAGAGAATTTTGTCATTTTGTCTGGCGCACAATACGCTTGCTGGATAGGCTTCCCATTCAACGGCACAGACTGTTCGCCATCCAAGCAAATGTCCCCCAAGTATTCCTCCACCAGCGCCTGCGAAAAGAGCCAACTCATTCATACCACCTTCCTTTTATCCCTAAAATCCTGCACAAATTTACGCATTTCTTGATAACTATTGAATCTGGCTCTTGTTGGATCTCCACCACATTCAATTCTGTAGGCAGCTTCAATTTGAGCATCAGTACCCAATGGAAGTAGCTTTTCTTCAGAAGCTTGCTCAATTACCACCTCATCTAACCAATGTTGCCCTTTTAACCAGCGTTCAGGATCTTTACGAAATTTGTTATCAGGCTTGGCTTTTTTGTCTAAAGCAGCCTTTTCAACAATTTTTTGTAATAAATCGTCTTTAAAAGTTATTTTTGACCATGCCTTTAATGAATTTGGTTTACCTACTTTTTTATCATAAGCATCCCAAAATAAATCAAAGCCGACAGGCTGTATGTTTTTTATTGGTTTATGGTTATTGGTTATTGGTTTATGGTTAGCATTGCCTTCGGATTGCGTTGGTATTGCGTTCGCATCAACTTCCTTATGTTTACTGCTCCAGCGAGCCATTGCGGATGCTCTAGCACTAGCTGATTTACCATGAAATTTAGCTATTCCATCCTCGCATCTTTTATGAATATACCCAAATTCAGTCAATTCAAAAAAGTCTGTTAATACGTTTTGAAGCGATTGCTGTTCTTCCGCAGTCCGAACGCTATGCGAACGCATAAGCTTCGCAAGGTCATTACTTAAAGGAATTTCATCCAAATAATAACTATCTAAAAGTTGCCTATAAATTCCATGCTCAAGCAACGATAGATGAGAAGTATCTTTCCGATAATCCCCAATATTGTGTTGGTAGTAGTGCATTTCAGCCCTTCTTAAAAAGATCAGGTCTTAACATTTCTCTTGTTAAACGCAGCTCTGAAAGCTCCTCAATTTGTCGTAAATACTTGAATGGAACCTTAGTAGAGTTCCATAAATAGATTGTCTGGGGCTTAATTCCTAGCTTTTCAGCCAGGTTGATCAGGCTTCCAAATTCAATCTTTAATAAATCTGATGGGTTCATGTATTACTCCTTTTTCTCTATCATATAGCAAAAATATAGGAAAATGCGAGCATTAGGGAATCTCCCTATAAAAATAATTGAAAAAACCTATTGCAAACCTTAATTTTGGTCTATACTGAAAGCTCTTAAACAAGTGATGAAGGGAAATAAAAATGAAACTAGGAATCAGCAAAGAAGGTTATGCAGACTATGTTTGGACTACTCAAGATGGTTACGAAATTACCCAATCTCAAGTAGAAGATATTAGAAGCATTGTTAAAGATGCTACTGGTACAGATATGCCATTTAAAGATGTTTTAAGAATGGTTGATTTATTTAAATCTTTTGCAACTGATGATTTTCGAGTTTAAGGAGTAAGTGATGAAAACTACATTATTAGATTGGATTGGTGTTGTGATTCTTGGAATTGTATTGGCTACCATTTTTGTAGGAGGTATTTAATTATGGGAATGAATAGAGCTGATGCTTACTACGAACCTGATGATTACGATGATCGTTCTGATGAAATTGAGGAACGTACCTGGCAACTCTTAAAAGTTGGTGGCAAATTTGACTATAGAACTTCAGGAGCTATTTCTGAAGCTTTAAGTGAAATGGGAATTGATGATTCTCAGGCCCTTCAAGATGCTATTGATTCAGGTGATTATGAGCAATTAGGTAGAAAACTAATTTCAATGGCTTGTGAATACATGGAAGGTCATGCCAAAGAAGTAGCTGAATTTGAAATTAACGACTAAGGAAAAGTGATGACTAAATTTTTAGAACTACGCAAAATTAACGTAAACGAGCATACTGAAAAGAAAGGTAAGTTTACTTATTTAAGTTGGTCTTGGGCTGTTGACCAGCTCCTTCAACAAGATCCTCAAGCTACCTGGACTTATGGAGATCCAGTTTACTTTGCTGAAACCCTAATGGTATTTTGCTCAGTTACGGCTTTTGGCAAAACTATGACAGCTCAAATGCCTGTCATTAATAACCAAAACAAAGCTATTGCTAATCCAGATGCAATGGCAGTAAATACCGCAATGCAACGATGTTTGGTTAAAGCTATTGCTTTGCATGGTCTGGCTTTATACATATATTCTGGTGAAGATCTTCCTGATGAAGATGTACCTGATTTGACTGTATTAGCAAAAGAATGGGCAGCAGAAATCAATGTATGCAAAACCATTGACGATTTAAAACAAGTTTATGGAACAGCTTATTCTGCTGTAGCTAAAGACAAAAATGCCGTTCAAATAATTGCTAATGCAAAAGACCTACAAAAAGGCATTTTAATGGCATTGCAATCATGACCTGGGCAGATAAAGTAGCCATAGCTACGTTGGTTATAGCTTCAGTAATTTTGATGGGTGTAATCAGATTGGCGATTCGATTGGGTGGAATATGAACAATGAACCAGTAGCGTGGATTGCAAGAGGCGATAACACAAGCGTATTTTTTGATTTGGATTGTGCTTTATCTATTGCTGACAGTCCAACACCACTCTACACCCATCCAGCAAAGACTTATGAGGATGCCATTGAGGAGTGCGCTCAAAGAGCAGAAGCTTATGCTTACATGAGTCCTAACTTTAC